GGAGCCGCTTGACCCGACATCCGCATCATTGATCATGGCCAGCCGGTTCATTCCATACATCACAAGCTACATCGAAGACGGCGGCAAGGTTGCCGTTGCTGAGATCGGTCAACAGCTTGCCGATGATTGGTTAGTGATGGCTCCGGAGGTCATAGACGCCGCTAGGGCCGCCGCCCTTGACCTTTGCGAGGAAACGGTACAAACCTTCACCCGTGACCTCAACACGACGCTAGAGGGCATCAGAGGCGATATAGCGGCCTCTATCCAGTCGGGTGAAACCGCAGGCGATACCGTCAACCGTGTTGCCAAGTGGGTTGATGAAAATAGCCGATGGCGTGCCCGTCGGATCGCTGTCACAGAATCAGCACGAGCCTACAACCAAGGCCAATTGGCGGCAACGCAGGGCTATGATTTTGTTGCGGGCTATGAGCTATTACTATCTAGCGATGCCTGCCCGCTGTGCCATGCGATCCATCGGCAATGTCCCAAGATTCCCAAGGGTGGCTCGTTTGGCCAAAACGGCAATAATAAGACCTACAAAGATCTGAAATTTCCGCCATTCCACCCAAATTGCAGGTGTACAGTTGTCACCGTGTTTGATGACGAAGTGCCGGACACGTGGCCTGCTCCTGTAAGACCGGGCGAAAACGGCTACATCACGCCCAACGAAACCGATTACGAGAACGCCGCTGAAGGCGGTTATGAGTCCGTGGCAATCGGCAACGCCAAGAGCCTGAAATCATTTATCACTTTGACTGAGGTTGACAATGGACAAGTTTGAAAAAGCAACGCCAGCCTCGGTGAAGGCCGGCGATACAGGCGGGTTTCGTGGCTATGCCGCCCGATACCTCAACATCGACCGCCAAGGTGACATTATTCTGCCAGGTGCATTCACGAAGGCTGTTGATGAGTTCATGTCAGACGGTGGCTTGGTGTTGGCTGATCATATCAACAAAACCTCAAATGTGATTGGCACATTGCTTGAAGCCCAAGAGGACAAGACCGGCCTATTGGTCGATGTCGCATTCTCCGCAACATCTGCAGGGCAGGACGCACGCCAATTATTGCGTGAAAAAGCGGTCAAGAAAATGTCAATCGCGTTTCTGGCCAAAAAGCCGGAACGCTACACCGAAAAACAGGTGTTGGATCTGTGGTCGAAATACAACTACAAGCCTACCCAAGCCCAACTGAAACTGGCTAAGGGCGGGGCGAATGTCATTTCCGAAGTTGCTGAAATTTTGGAAGTCTCCATTGTCGCCATTCCTGCCAACCCTGAAGCCTCAATCATTGCCGTCAAGAGCGACGGCATCAACGAAACACCAACGTTTGGTGATGTTCCGCAACTTGATTTGGCCGCGTTATTTGAGCGTGCCAAGGCTGCGGATTCGGTTCTGTTAAACTCGCCGCTGAAGCGGTAAAGAAAGGTTTTCTATGTCTGATACCCTCCGCTCGGCGGCTGAAATCGCCGAAGACCGTTTAAAGCTCGCATCTCAGGTGCAATCGCTCCGTGATGAGCTGCTGGCCGCCTCTGATGATGTGCGTGCCGAAAAATCGGTTGATCTTGAATCTGCTGTCGATCAGTTTGAGAAGGCTGATCGTGAGTACCGCATGGCGGCTGCTCTTGAGAGTGCCAACCGCACCATCGAGACACTAAGCAAGCAACCACAGCGACCCGTTGCCAAAAGCTATGACCCGTCAAGAATCGCCCGCGTGGACAAAGCTACAGGGCAAGTGATCGACGCAGGCGACCTGGCTGAAGTTGATGGCCGTGATGCGTTGGCATCAGCAGACTACCACAAGGCGTTCAATGCTTGGGCTGCCGGTCGGTTCCGACTGGAGAATGTCAACAGCCGATACCATCGCGACATGCTGGAGCGATTCGGCAAGGGTGGCGATGCCCGTTTGTCCGCCAATGAATTCTTCATGCCTTTTTCGAAGGACATGACGCTTGGCACTACGACCAACGGCTCCAATGCTGTCGCACCTGACTTCCGGTTCGACATCATCACGCCAAGAACTGTCACACCCGTGATGACACGGCTGGCGAACGTCATTTCAACGAATGTCACTTCGGTTACGTTTCCCAAAAATAACGACGCCAATGCCGATACCCGTTACGGCACGACCTTCCGCCCAACCAAGGGCGAAAATCCAAACGGCACAGCCAATAAAAAGGACACCGGCCCATTCGGTCAACTGGTCATTCCGGTCAACACCGGCACCATGTTTGCCGATGTCTCGGAAGACCTCTTCCAAGACGCACCTGGCTTGTCAAGCTACCTGCAATCTGAAGCCGCCAAGGCTTTCGCCGCTGTAGTTGATGACGAGTGCGTCAATGGTGTGACCGGCTCACTTCAGGCTGAAGGTCTTCTGACCAACGCCTCCATCGGTATCACCAAAACCGGCACGGCTAATACAATTGTTCCTGCCAAAATTGTTGACGCGTTCTACGCCTTCCGTAGCCAATATTCCAACAACCTTGCTTGGCTGATGGCACGCGGCACACACGGCAAGCTGGTCAACCTGTTGGATTCCACCAATCGTTCATTGTTCATGCCCGACTATAACGGCGGGTATGTTCAAGGGCCAAACGCCCAACTTCTGGGCCAAGCTGTGTATTTCAACGAATTCATGCCCGCCAGTGGTGCATCTTCTCCGAAGTCGATGATTGTGGGCAATTTCCAAGAGTACCTCTTGTTGTTGCGTCAAGGCTTCACCATCAAGGTTGATGACATGTCACAAGCCTACCTCAACCGTACGCGGGTCGTCATGAAGTACCGCTTTGGCGGTGCTGTGCGTGACGCAAAGGCGTTCCAGATCGTTCAGGAATCTGTCGCCTAAATCTAGCCCCTCAGCCGATTCGCCTGATTCGTCAGGCGGGTCGGTTTTATTTAAGGTAACATCATGGCAAGTTACATTTCACAGACTGAGGCGGCAATCTACGCCGATTCGTTTCAAACGATGGCCATGCCCAAGGCTTTGGCACTGCTGTCAACCGCTTCCAGTATGGTCGATGCTTATTGCAATCGAACATTCACAAGCGACCAACTTGACGATCCTGTCAAGTGTGCTGTTGCGATGTTGGCGGAATGGCTCGCAGGTGCTACACCGGCAACGGGCACAATCACAGGCGAAAAGCTCGGAGATTATCAGGTTCAATACGCGGCTTATCTTGCCGTGGAGATTCCCAACCCCGTCAAGCTCTTGTTGCAACCTTACCGGATTCTGGCAGTCGGATGATAAATTATAAATACAAAATAAGCTGGCGTGGAAAACTTGCAATTAACCGATACAAATCAGCAATCGAAAACGCGGTGGCTGAAACCGCGTTAAAAGTGCAGCGGGAAGCCGAGAAACTGCTCAACAGTAGTGGCAAGGGTGTTGTGGCAAAGTTAGGACTTAACAAAGAAAACAAGTCAAAGAAACTATCAGGTGCCGAAAAAACAGAGATGCGGCTGCGAGAAGGTCTTGCAAAGCTCTCAGGCGTGCAAACACTGCACGGCAAAAAAGGAAAGTTCACTTTCGGCGGCTCGTTCAAAGGTACTGACCGGATCTACTGGTATCGTGAGCCATTGCACCGTTGGGTGCAATCAAGCCCGCCCGGCACGGCTCCGCGCAAGCAAACTGGCACGCTTCAACGGTCAATTTTTGTTCAATATTATAACAGTAAAATGGGTGCCAAGATTGGCCCTGCCTACGGCTTGAAATATGCACGCATCCAAGAGCTTGGCGGGCAAGCCATGATCAACCTGCCAGAACGTCCTTACATGCGACCAGCCTACGAAACCGTGTTGCCGCAAATGGATTCCATTTTCAAAAAACACCTGGGAAGGGTTGTCATTTGATTCCGCTCAGAATTCTCAACTCACAGGCCGAAATATTCGCCGAAACGAATACCAAAGGCACAATGGGCCAGCCTGTCCAGTCGCTTCAATTGACTTCCATTCAAGCCTGTTACTGTGATCTCAAATCACAGCAGCGTGATGACTCACCGATTGAGCAAACAGCCCAAACCGCAAGGCTTTATCTTGCCGGTTCCGTCAGTCTCACAACATCCAACTGGGTGCGTGTCACGTCCCGAAGCGGTCGCGTGTTCACCGGCCAGGTTGCAAGCGTCTCCGAGCCTGGCCTTGCTGCTCATCACACCGCCGTTAATCTGATATCCCGACCATTGCCACCCGTGGTGACATCATGAGCTTGAACCTGCCCGCCGCCATCCTGACACATTGGAACGCACAAGGCGCGTTGCCATCGCTTTGGCTTGAATATGTGCCTGAACCTGTCGATGTGCCGATTGCCTTGCTTGAGGCCACCGGCTTCTCGCGTGATTACATTTCCGCAGGCATGAAACAAGACACCTTCAACTACAAGATTTCATTACTGACAACCTCAGCCGAAACCACATGGTCAACTGCTGAAACGGCCATGTCACACATGCAAGGCATGGCAGGCGAAAAGATCGTTTCAATCAACATTTCACCCGACAACATGGCCAAACCCGCCCAAATGGGCAAGGTTGATGTGTGGGTGTTCGAGTTCTCGCTAGACATTCAGGTATTCGACAACTAAAAGAAAGGCAGATCTATGGCACACTTAGGCCGCCCGGTCTCGTTCAAAAACGGCAACTTGACCATCACCACACAGGACACCGTGCCTGTCACGTTCCAGCTTGCAATCAAAAGCGGTTCGATCTCTGATGAGGTCAACGAAATCGAAGCACCCACTAACTGCTCAGGCACGCTGGTTTCAGCCGGTGCAGCTAAGGTTTCACTATCGGCAAGTTGCTACATCTCCGCATCTGGCCTTGCCAACGGCACGTCTGCTGCCAACTTCACGGCTGGTATGAAGCCGGGCCAATATGTGACAGCCAATATCGTCAATGGTTGTCAGAGTTATGGCGGTGAATTCCTGATTTCCAAGTTCGAATCTTCGCTTGACCCGAACGACAACCATAACCTTGATTTGTCGCTTGTTTCCAATGGCGATGTCACAGTCAGAACCAATGCAATTGTAACCAAGGTGTAATCTATGCCCTCGTTTCCACTGAACGAACTTGGCTATGACTTTGAGACTGTCACCGTGAACGGGCGGGAACTCAAGTTCTCGCCTCTCACCATTGGCGAACGCTCGAAGATCCAAGCCGTGATCCGCAAAGTACAACCCGACCCGATCAAGCTGGCTCGCGAGGCCGCAGAAGGTCAGCCTGAAAAAGTGGCATCCGCCATTTTTGAGAAGGCCATTAAAGCCCGTGCCTACTGGCCCGCATCGCTTGACAGCCCCGAAGGCTTGCAACTGGTCGAAAGTTCAATTGAAATTCAATCAGCCTTGCTATCAGGTATGTTGCGTGCCAATCATCCCGAACTGACCCAAGCCGAGATTCTGACCATCACCGAATCATTGGCACCGCAAGCATTTGCCACGCTGGCCGTTTACGGTCTCACGGGCAAGAGGCTTGAAGACCCAAACTGGCAAGTGCCGAATCCGTCACGCCTACCAACTGGCACAAGTTGATTCGGCATTGTGTGATTGAATTCCATATGAGCTATTCGGATGTCATGAACCTGACACCCATGCAGCTCACAGGGCTGTTGACCGAAGAGTCAACGCCTTACGGTTTCCTGAAAGACTACGAGTTGGCCGAAATGATCGAAAGCATGAGGGTGTATTATGGCCAAAGTTGGTGATTTGTTTGTCAACATTGGCGGAAACGTCTCAGGGCTGAACGCGGCTCTTGGCAGGGCTGGCGGCATGCTTTCCAGCTTTGCCGGTAGAGTTGCCTCTACAGCCCTTGGGACGGCTCTTGGTTCCGTGATATCAAACGGCATCAACACCGGCCTTGGTGACGCGATTAGAGCCGCTTCTGACCTCAATGAAACTGTCTCTAAGACTGAAGTGCTTTTAGGTTCCAACGCAGACCGCGCCAAAGCCTTTGCGGCTAACCTTGCCAACACCGGCGTGGCTGGTGCAAAGGACACGTTGAATTCGATATCTTCAATTGTCACAGCGATGACCAACCTGGGCACATCGACCGACACCGCAACCGAGCGGGCAATGGCTTTGCAACAGCGATTCGCAGATCTTGCGTCACAGGACAACGCCGACATTGCCGATGTGCAAGCCGCTTTCCAGTCCTTAATGTCAGGCGAAATTGAACCGCTCCGTAAATTCAACGTCTTTACCAACCTTGATGAGCTGAGAAAATCAGGAAAGCCCTTGGGTGAAGCCGCCTACGATGCTTTCATGAGACAAACGCGACGGGCAGAAGGCGACCTGGCACGCACCGGCATGAGCCTTGCCAACTTGTCGCGTGCCGGTGACATCCGACAGGGGCAGGTGTCCGAGTCAATCGGCCAAGCGTTACAGGGTGCGGCACAAGCGTTTCAACTGTTCCGCAATAATTTTATGTCCCAAATTCTTGCCAAGGTTCAAGACGGCACACTTGCCAAGGCGGGTGAATCCGTTTTTAGTGCTGTGGTGTCGATTGGTACAATCCTTCAGTCGGTTCTGCCATTCCTTTTAGACACAACCTTTGGATTCATTGAAGGGCTGTCAACGGCACTGGGTGAAATCGCTATTGTGGTTTCCGCAGCCTTCAAAAGACCAATGGATTTCATCGGGCTGGTTCTGCGGTCAATGGCTGACACGATTCTTTCAGTCGCTCAGTATTTTGAAAAAGTGCTGTCTTATTTAGGAATCGGATCTGGCAACAATATTCAAGGTTTACGTGATCAGTTGCAAGCGGGCATGGTGGACAACCAAACCGCACTCGCAGAAGCCGGGGCACCCACTGTGCAAACAATTGCCGACACCAAGGCAAGGCTTTCAGCCGCGATTGCAACCCCGTCCATCCCAGGCATGGGCACGGGTTCAACATTAGCACAAGGCACGCAGTCCAAAACCTCATCATTTACATCGCTCTTGGACGGCGTAATGGCAACCGCTCAAGGAAAGCAGATTGCCGTGTTGGAGCGAATCGACGCCGGTATTCAAGCGATTGCCAGCAAAGGCTCGCAAGGTGTCAAAAATGTAATTGAGAAACCAACTCTGTCAACGATCGCAACGCCACAGGTTGCAGGAGCGTTCTAAGTGTTTCCAAACTGGATTCCAGTGACTGACGGGTTTGGCTACACGCTGGAAATTAACCAGTGCAGCTATACCGGCAAATGGGTCGCACCTTATTCAACCGAAACCCTGAACATCGTTCGGGAACTGACCGACCCTGCCAAGCGGTTTGTGGCTCAGGCCGCAGCCGCGGCAAATGCAACTTTAACTTATGACTACAAACAGCAGATTGAGCATCTGTTATTTCGCGACGCTAATAACAACAGCCTCCTGACCAGCCAGCGGGCCACAATCAAGCCCAACAACGACTTCTACGGCTATTCCGTCAATGCCAATGGCATTTCTACCGACGCCACGTTTACCGCAGGCACAACCGCAAATAACACCATCTCCAACGCGGGCACGTGCGAAGTCACTATCGACTGGATGCTAAAACCTGTCAACTCTTTTGGCATTAACTGTGCCTATGTCAAAGTCAACGGCACAGGCGAATTTGACGAGGCCGGAACCAACCTGACCGTTTACTTCCCGCAAGATAACGCCAACAACGGCGTGGGTAAGGCTGGTAAAGATATTGTTCTTACAGGTAACACGCCCTATAAGCCGGAGATTTTGCCCAAGGGTAGGCCGATGGTGCGGGCAAAAGACAAAATTGAAATTGAATACCCTTGGGTGGCGGCTGGCTTGGTTGACCTTGAAAAGATGCGAGATCTCCGCGGCACCATTAACCTCTATGACATTCTGCAATGGCCAGCCGGAACGCTTCTCTATGAAGGTTCTGATGTCGATTCCGTGATATCACCCTTAGGCGTTCAAGGCTATAAGATTGTACACCACTTCACAGCCAAACCAAAAGACTGGAACTTGGTTCCGGTGCAGCCCGCCAACATCACATCAAACACAACCGCCGAAGGTGTCAACGTGGTGCGTGATTTAAGCTACGCATGGGCAACAATCAAGCCATCGGCAAATGCAACCACAGGCAATATTACAGTCGATTGGGCGGGTAATAAATACGACAATTACCGCAACCGCGTCTACGAATATGGCGAGCATATCACAGCCAATGCACCTTACCCGCTCTTCTATTACGGCTTTGATCCGCTTGCCGTTTGGGCGTCTCCAGCGGTCAACGCGGCTTCTTTCTAACTAGGTGACAACATGGCACTGATCAACAAACCGTTTTCCGGCAGCGGTCTATTAAGACCAGGCGGGCGTGTTGCCGTGCAGCGTGCCGAGCTTGGCCCTTATAATGCAAACGGCGTGATTTCAACACCTGACTACATCTTCAATCACTCAACGGTCAAGATCAGCGAATCGTCAAGCGTCAAGACCTACGAAACCACCGCCTTCAACGGTTACAGTTTCAGCGTCAAGGGCGGCACCACGATTGAAGCCACGGTTGACGGCTACATTCAGGCCGATGACACCACGCCCGCAAATATCAGCTACACACCGATCACAGCGGGCAACCTCTATTATCTCGCAATTCATGCCGGTTCGCTCCGGTATGAAGGTGCCGTCAGGGTGGTTTCATTTGACGGTTCAATCGGCGTGTCAGACAATACAGCCGCCAGCCTCAAATTTCAATTCTATGGCATCCCGAACGCCAAACACTTTAAGCCACTAGTGGAGCCGTCATGATTGCAGGTAACACGAACGGGCAAGCCGTCACGATCACTGACGATAGCTTCTATCTCCGAATTACTGAAATCAGTGGATCAGCACACGGGTGGGTGCGCGTAGAACGCAACAGGGCGCACTTGTGGGACGAAACCTCAGAACGCTCGTCAGCAACGAATGACCCCGCTTTTGAGGTCAACGGCGGCGGCGGATCGGTCGGACAGGTGTATAAGGCGTGGCGTAACCCTACCTCTGGCGAGGTTCTTTTTTTTTTGACGGGCCGATGTACAGCCCCTAACGATCCGGGCTGGCCATGCTCGCTTTTTGGCTTCTATGGATTAATTGAATTTGGCTATCTTGATTCAACCATCGGCACGATCAACGCGGCGGTTGTCAATAAGCCAGAAATTGCCAATATCCAACAATTCCGCATCGCTCAGTTTACCGATTCAACCGGTGTTCTCAGGCAGTTCCGTGGCGCGTCAGGATGGTACTTTCAGGCCGCCGCATCGACTACCCAGACCAACATCAACACGACTGTCAACGATGAACGCGACATCACCACACGGTCAAGCTGGGTGGATCTCATCAGTTATTGGCAAAATGGAATCAGCCCGCCCGCAGCGGGCACAGGGTTTGATGATATCGGCTATCTGTTTCAAGGCTTGACCACGTTTGGCGGCTACCTTTACGGACAGCGTGATCCCGACATCACGCCCGGCGATTATCGCTACCCTGCATACAACGCAGGCCCGGGGCCGATCCGTTTGACTTATCAATATGGCGATGCAAATGCAACCAATGATTGCCGGTTAAATTTCGATCTCCGGTCAGCTTGCAAAGTTCGGCTTACCGGCACCACGCCATCTATCCCGAACTGGGCCAACAGCGGTTCACTGATTCCTGACACCGAAGCGGCTGATATTTCGCTCAAGGTCGGTTCCGATAATTTCATTGTCTTGGATGGTCTCCGAGCCATCCGCATTCGTGTATTGGGCTGGCTGGCCCACATGGCAGACCATGCCATCAAGCAAACCAGCACGTTCAACTCAGGCACGTTCCCAGGCGGTATGACGATGGTGTGGGAGCATAACGACACCGCCTTTGCCTATGACGGTTCAACGCCTCTAGGCGATTTTACCGCTCAATATAGCTATGACGTGGGCGGGAATGTCGTTTATGGCAATTCGATTGAATTAGCCGCATTCCATCATTTTCATTTCGGCAACTGGTGTGACACCAACTTAGGGGCACCCGACAGGTATAACCTGAAAGCCAAGGCAAAAGTCTGGTACAAATCCGCAGGCGGCGGCACATCAACGGCACGCCCCGACCCGTATAAGGTGAATCTCGTTAGCGGGGCTTCAACTTGGACACCACCGGATGAGGTTGTCGAAGCCACAGCGACCAACCGGCAAACAGTGCATACAGGCCCGTCAGGCCCGCCATTTTTCGACCCGCCTGATTACGCTCACAACCCCGGCTTCATTTTCACATTCTCGCAAACCGTAGAAAAAATAGCCTATCTGCACATCACATTTCATTACAATAATCAGATTGTCGGCTCGCAATTTTGGGGCGACGGCGCAAGCGGTGCACTTGGTTTCCCGCTGGCCGATACTTTTGACAATGCAATCCGATTCACCAAAACAGACCCAACTGACCAAGTTACAGACGACTTTTCAGCCAGCCTGATCGGTATGCCGTTCGGTTCCGTGGTGGAATCACCATTACCCAAAGTCTTTTTGGCCAGAACTGTCACCACGGGAACGCGGTTTCGAAACGCTAATTGTCGAATCTTTTGGAATGTGCCGATCCCTACCGGCACCACTTACACCATCGACTGGGGCGATGGCAACATTGATACCGGCATTTCTACGCTCACGCCTACGCACGTGTATGACACCGTGGGCGGCGATGAGTTTACCGCCACCTTGACCACAAGCGGCGGCCTGTCACATAAGACAACGTTTAGCTTTACTTAACACGGAAGCCTGAGAACATGATCAGCAGTGTGCCAATCAAGAAGCCCGGCCCTGTCAGGATCAACCCGACCCCGCCCGTGAACAGGGTTACAACGAAACAGACCAAGATAAGAAGCAACCACGCAATGAACTTGACAACCATTTAACCAACTCCTTTTCTATAGGGAACGATACGGTAGCAAAAAGGAATCGTGACATCAACCGCCCTCTCGACAGGGCGGTTTTTTTGTGCCCAAAAATATTTTGATCTTTTTTTCGATTAACTGATTGACATGTGATATCACACACGATATATTCATAGTGTAAGGTCAAGTTGATAAATAACTCAAACAAAACAGGAGTCAGAGAGATGGTCAACTACTTCGCAGACGGTGAATGGTCAAACGGCATGCCTATCGAGTTTGACGAGTCGTTTGGCACTCAGGAAGCAGCATTTAATGACGCTGTTTCTCGTTTCACGAGCCTGAGTGATCGCGATCAATCACGCGTAAAATGGATCGGCGTGCGAAGGTCTGACGGCGAAACTGCCGATGGTGCACGCCTGATCAACCTTGACACGCTCGAATGGGCGGATTGAAACAACTCTTAAATTAATACCATAGGAGTCAAAGAGATGACACATTTTCACGAGTTAAAAGTATCAGCCAAATCGCAATACACTGTTGAGGTTCTGGGCTTCAACGCTTGCCGTGCTGCTGCACGCGGTCTAGCCCAAGGCCGCACAGCTGACGACCTGGCGGCCGATATCGGTTGGACAAACCCTCAAGTTGTTTTAGCAGCCGCGGAAGCTGCAACCGAATATTGCAACGCGGCGGGCTGGTCACTGTAAACACTTACCGATCAAGACTAAATCCATACGAGAGATAAAAATGCAAGAATCATGCAAAAACTGCCGGTTTTTCAAGGGTGCTACAGAGTGGGGTGTTAGTGTAAAACTGCCCGACAGAAGTTTAGTCGCTGACTGGCACTCCGCCGATTTGGATAATGGCGACCAAAATGATAGTGACACCGCTGCTGCGTATGAAGATTTTAAATGTACATTATTTTTTCGGAACACGTTTGAAGACGTAATGGACGGCTGTGGAGTCTTTGATCACCTGCCAGATAACGAAAAACCGATCGGCCTTCGCGTTTCGCAGGCAAACGGTCTATGCCGCAGACACCCCCCCACGTCACACAAACTTGTGTCAATCAACCAGTGGTCTCAAACTGGTATAGCGTCAAGCATCTTCCCGATTGTAACCGGCGACGATTGGTGCGGCGAATATCAGCCGGTCAAATCCTAACACCCAACACGGCAAGGAGGCCGATCATGCTTTCAGGATGGACATTTACATTCTCATTTTTCGGGGCCAGTGTCACATTGGCCCGACAGCCGGAAACCACATGGACACCACCCCAAAACGCAAAGTTGGCAGGCCACGGATCAACCCGATCCGCCCGCCGAAAAAGACGGCAAAGTTGGCGGCGGCTGTTGGTCGCTCGAAACGGTTCACATTTTCAATTTCGCAAAAGTTGAAAGATAAATTAAACCGCCTGGCTGCTCACAATCAAATCACGGATGGCGAGCAGCTGCGGCGGTTGATTGATCAGGCGATCATTCCAGATCAGCCGGAAGTTGATCCATCAACTGCAAAATAGGCAACGCGTCGCGTGCCGTGTAATGGTCAGTCATCTTCGGGTCATGATGCCGCGCTAAAGTCTGTGCGGCTTTTTCGTTAATTGCATTTGCTACCTTGGTAACAAACCTGTGCCGCAACTGGTGCGGATGCCATAACGGAATATCATGAGCCTGACAAATCCGCTTGACTGCATTGCGAAGCCAGCTTGAACAATAGGGGAACCACGGTTCGTTGAAACTTTTCGGCATGTGTGCAATAAGGATCTGAGTTGCAACTGCCGGAATTGCAATCAAGGTATCACCCGTCTTCGCCTGGGTCTTATGCCGTTGCGGTCGGTAGATCCAGTGCGTTCCGGTCATGTCAACATCCTGCGGCCGCATCTGCAACAGTTCGCCCGTCCGCATGCCGGTCAATGCTAAAACACGCAGGGCAGATGTGACCTCAAAACTGGCGTGTTCTAATGTCAAATGATAATGCGCATCGCTTACAGGGCGTTTGCGAGGCCGGTCGATTGCACCAAATTGACCCGCGGCAACAGGCTCGACCGATTGCAACCGCTGCCACTGCGACGGCTCGGCCAAATCCTCAGAAACAGCCCACCGAAACATCCGCACAAGCTGTTGGATTCGCTTGTTGCAAGTGCGTCGCACATAACCAGCCGCCAATAACTCGCCACGCACTGCCCGCAACTGTGCAGGGCCAAACTCCGAAACGGGCAAGTTGCCACATAACTTTTTAAGTGCCCTAAGCGCATAGCTAATATAAATCGGTTCGTTAGAAGTTTTGCCATGTTTTTCTTTCAGATAATGATGATATCTCTTACACAAATCTTTTATCAGTAATAACTGTTCCAAAGTGTCCAAGGGAGGCAATTCGCCCGTCTCCCTCACAATCTCACAAAGTCGGTGGTACTCCGCCAAACTTTCAGGTGACCGATATTTACCAGGCAGGTCGCGAGTCTCACCACGCCAGTATATTCTGCCGGCGTCAGGAAACTTTTTTAAGTAGGTTGGGAAAGGGTTTTGAGGCCGTGACATGGGATCAAAAACACGAATAAAATGACGCAACGTCAGAAAACTCCGCGAAAAATACGTAAACCGCATCATGCTTTAAGTCATTAATCCTTTTGCACTTACAATCTACACCCGGCAAGATTTGAACTTGCGGCCTTTTGCTCCGGAGAATAAAAGTATCAGAGGCTAAATCGTTCATTATTCATGCCTTATAACCAGTTTTCAGAAAAATCGTTTTCTGACGAAACTAGTTAGTTTTTGTCCACTAGACTGCGGACCTTGCGTTCTGGGTTAGCAATCTTTTGCAGGCAACGCGAGTTGCCGATCAGTAATTCTTCCCAATTCTCTTGACCAGATGCCCAGAATCCGGCAACAAGGCCTTGCAGGAACTGACGTTCCGTAAACGGCATGCCTGATGGTCTGATTTTGTTCATCTCAGCCCATCCCACGATTGACTTGATAGCACCGTGAATTTCTTCCGGTGCCTCGAACCCAATCTTTCGTGGCTTGGGATCTGCCACCTTTTCTGCTGTTTTCACTGCACTGACTCCTAGAGGTTCTTAGTTACATTCCGACAACTAGTATCTTATGTCACTTGTCACCTTAAGTCAATTCCATCCTAATCGTCCGTCATGTTGACATTAACTAAGTACCTTGTTATATTAGTAACTGGTGTACTAAGTTCTTAATAGGGGATTAGCATGGCACGAAAAGTGAAGTTGATTGCAAATGTTTCGGAGAAGGTCATGGATGAGATCTGGGAGATCCATTCACAGGAACGGGTTTCAAGATCCCAGGTTGTGGAGCGGCTTTTAATCGAGCAACTAAAAGAAGTTAAGACGAAGCGTGAGGAAAATGTACATGGCTAAACGCAAATACTTCACGATTAATGGAATAACTTTCACGACACAACAACTTACCGATAAAGTTAAAGCGATTAAAGAATCGCTATCCGGTGGAGTTGTTGTGACATTTAGCGAAGAAAGGTTTGAGTTTATGCTCGAACTTTTTCACAAGTATTATCCATTTCGCGAGACAAAGGGAATTGATCCGCACGCAGTCCGAGACCTCACAGTTGAACGCAACGAAAATTGTAAATATCGCTCAGAGACATTTTTCTGGGTCATGCACAGTGGCGACATGGTGAACTGGCAACCGAAAGACTGCTGGGCACCGATGAGCCACAACACTTCAGTGATTCAAGCGTTCAGGAACGCGGTGTCTGATCAGTCATCAAACGAATTTGACCGGCTGAAAAAGCAGGCAGACGGCAGGCTTGTTGAATGTGCAATTACCGAAAAGCTGTTCGACCCGTCTCAACCAGGGCAATGTGAAGTTGATCACGCTGCCCCTGAGTTTGAAATGATTTTCTGGGCCTTTATCGGGAAAACAGGAACAGATATCGAGTCAGTGCAGTTTTATCGTGAGAATGGATGCTACCTATGCGATAAGCAACTGGAATCAGAGTTTAAGGAGTTTCACGCAAAGCACGCGAATCTCGTAGTAATTTCAAAGGACGGTCACAAGATCAAGACGTATAGCCAGAAACAACTTGCCAAATACAAGTTTGCTGCACGTAATGATTACTTAAACCTGTTAGGAGTAGCAAATGGTTAATACGATTTGGCAACCTTATTTCGAGGCCGTTAGGAGGAAAGACCTCCTAGCGGCTTTTGACGCTATGGTCGGTGTTGGTGTGATGCCAGTCCCACTATCACGTGACAGCAACAACAAAGTAAAAAAGCCTGTGGGTAAGGACTGGGGGAAACAGTCCATAGATCACAGGCGAAATCTGCTCGTTTCCACAATTCGCAAAGAACCGCAAAACGCAGGTATTGGTTGCCAGCCATTCGGATACATTGTATTTGATTTGGACCCGCCAGACAAGGACCCTAACAGGGTGCAGGATATTATTGACGACTTCATGGAAATCGTCATGGGTGGCGAGCATCACGAAACAATGATTGTCACTGGTGAACGTGGTGTGCATGTCTGGTTTGAGGCAGATGAGGAATTCCAGAAACTCTACGGCAACATGGCCAAGCAAATGATCATGATGCCGTCTGGTGGTCATATTGAAGTCTTTTGCGGTTCCAAGTCTGGACAAACACAAGTTGCCTGTGCGCCTTCCGAAGGCAAAAGGTTGCTTTATGAAAAGCCTCCATGCCCATTACCCGAAACAGTAAAACAATTCTTGTTAGATGAGGAAAGGAAGTTTAAGGGCAGCCCTGAAGCATGCGAACGGAAAGAGATTCAGGCCGCAGAAGGATCGTGGGAAACTGAGTGGTTCTTGAATCGGGCCATTAAGATTCTGGCCAATATTGAACGAGCTGAAGGCGGCACGCTCCATTACACACTTCGGCGAAGCGTCAACACAATTGCCGGTTATGCAGCAGGCATGGGATGCGAGTTCTATCGAGATGTCGTGTTTGAGTTCGCTGAAAAATCACTGGTGAACAACGGTGGCTGTGAATCCTTCAAGGCCGCCAAAAAGACAATGCTTTGGGCTTGGGGTAACGGAATTGCCTATCCGTTAATGGCACCGGAATATGAGAAGCAAAAAGGCAAACCGGCACCATCAGCACAAATTGACTTGATCCCTTATTATGATCCATTTTTTGTAGCTCAACAGTTTGTTGAGTCCGAAGGTGATTCCAGGTGCGTGACTTGGAAGGGGTCATCATGGCAATGGAAACGCGGTCGGTATGTGGACCTCAAGACTGAAGAGATCAAGGCAAAAATCGGGTCATTCACTGACCATTGGTTCTTGGTCAATGCTGAACAGGAACTGCAAACAATTGATGACCCAATCGCACGTGCAAAATTCCGAAAGAAACCTGTGACCTCATCAGTGATCCAGTCAGTCAGTCAGGCTTTCACATCTGTCACAACGATCAACGAAGAGTTTCTGGAATCCATGCCCGGCTGGATTGATCGCCGGAATGATGACTGGGAACCTTCCGAAACAATTGCACTGAATAACTGCCTACTCAATGTGAGGACCACAGAAACCAGACCACTCACTAACCGTTGGTTCTCAAAGGTTCGGTCTGGCGCCACCTGGAACGATGGCGAGATGTACTGCCCAAACTGGTTTGACTTTCTGCGAGCCGCTTTTCAGGATGATCCGGAATCTATCCTGATCCTGAAAATGTTTTTCGGGCTTTGTCTTACATCTAACACATCGTTCCAAAAGATTTTGGCTTTGATCGGGCCGCCAAGATCAGGCAAAGGTACGATCAGCCGGACACTCACATCACTAATCGGTCAGGACTCAGTGGCATCGCTTGGGCTTGGTGATATGTGCCGTGAATTCGGGCTCGAGAAGTTGATCGGGACACCGTTGGCAATCATGCCTGATGTCCGATTTGGCAACCGTGAAAATGTGGCTGATGCCGTCGAAAGACTGCTTTCCATATCCGGTGAAGATGAGATCAGGATCGCTCGAAAGTATCAACCTGACTGGTCTGGCAAACTGCCAACCAGAATCATGATCGCTTCCAATGAAATGCCTCGCCTTCCTGATTCCGCAGCTGCATTGCCAACAAGAATGATTGTTCTGCAATTTCGCGAATCATTTATTGGTAAAGAGGATCTCAGCTTACAAGACCGCATCAATGGTGAGCTAAGTGGAATCCTTAAATGGGCCGTGCAGGGCTATCAACTGCTGTTGCAATCTGGCAAGTTTCCTGAGAATGATTCAACCCGAAGTGCTATCCTCGATGCCCAAGAGTCTGGATCACCCGTTGTCACCTTTGTCAGCGACTATCTTGACATCACCTATGATCCAAGTTCCATGTTGGAAGTCGGTCAGATGTACGACTCCTACAAGATTTGGTGTGAACAGACGGGGCACAAGGCATACTCTCAGACCGCATTGTTGAAACAGGTTTTGGACCAACACCCGAAACTGAAGACCTCTAGACCAGGTGGTAGAGAGCAGTCGAGAAAGCGTGTCCTGACCGGCGTGTCCCTGAATCATGTTGGAAAAGTTGCGGCAATGCAGTCAAACTACTAAACCAAAAGCTGACAAAAGTGAACAAATCAAAAGCCGTGCGTGATCCGCATGGCTTTTTTTGTCCGTGTCCACATGGTGTCCACACGGTGTCCACACGGTGTCCACACTCTAAGTCCTTACAGGGTAAAGGTGTCCACGGTGTCCTTACTTTTTCTAATAAAAAAGTAATATAGAAATAAAAAAGAAAAGAAGGGGAGTAATAAGGAAACTAATTAATAAACAATAGGCGGTGTCCCGGGACACTGTGGACACCAAAATAATTTTGCGAAAAACTGAAATACCTCTTGACGGTAACTAAGTAACTAAGTAAATTAGATACAGTGATACAAAGTTACTTGTTCACTTGTTTCCCAACCATATTTCAGGAGTACCCATGAACATGCTTTTAGACCAAGAGTTTGCTGACCAAGCCGCCAAGATTGAAGCTGACTATCAAGACGAGTCGGCATGGCTTGCCGCTGCTCAGCAAAAGAAAGAAGACAAGGCCGTCGAGGCAATGGAAAGAGCGAGCGTTATCTGCGAGGCAATGCGGAACGCCAAGATTGCCAAGCTGGTATTAGTGACAGCTTCTTGTCGGTCGGGTGCAGAAGCCTACCAGGCCAACGCCATTGCTGTGCGTGCTCTTGACAAGATTGCTGATCTGCTGTCGGAGATCAAGTAATGATCTGTACAGCATCCGAAAAGTTCCGCTGCCGGGATGCCATGCAGCGATTCAAGGCGTTAAACCCGCAATGGCAATACGGCTGGAAGTCAAAAAAAGGAATCTACCGAGCAACAGTAAAAACAGAGGCCAGTGCATTTGAGGCATACGGCCACACGCTTTACGCGGCGTTGATGCGTGCCCAACTAAAAACCATCCAACAGCAGGAACTGCTGTATCAACCTACAAACGAATTCAACCAGGCCATCGGCTAACACTTAGGAGCCTTAACATGCCTATCCCAACACTCGTAAATAAAACCACCAAAGAATACACGCCGTGCCCCGAAGGCTCGTACCAGGGCAAACTGGTCAGAGTCTATTATGTTGGCACGCAGATTAACACCTACAACCCAACCTATAAGCCACAAGGTAAGCTCATCCTCGTGTTTGAGCTTGATGAGCCAATGCCGGAAGGCAATGGCAATTTCAGACTGTCTAAAACAGTCAGCACATCGCTTAATGAAAAAAGCGGATTTTATAAGTTGTTCAAGCCCGTTCTGGGTTCATCGTACCCTAGTGAAAACGGCACATTCAACCCAGAACAGTTGTTGTCGATGCGTGTGATGGTCAATGTGACGCACACGGTAAGAGGCGATAAGACCTACACCGACATTTCCAGCCTTGGCCGCATCCCACGCGGCATGGTGCCATTCGAGCCTGAATGCGACGAGTTCTGCTGGTCATATGACGATCCGCCGAAGGATAGCATTCCGCAATGGATTCTCGACCTTGCCGCCAAATGTGTTGAGGTGACAGGCGAAGAGCCTCCGAAGGTTGTGAACCATTTGACTAAAGAAGAAACGCAGGCTTACAAGCAATCCAACAGCCTGGCACATCAGCAAGCCAAGATGGCCGCGGCTGGCTTCAAGCCTCAAGCCGTCAACGATGACGACTGGCCCGAAGGCACGCCCTTCTAATTCGCAACCGGCCACGGTTGGCAAGTGGGTGGTTCGATTCCACCCCGTGGCCATCCCCGATCTTTCATACAGTTCGGATCGGGGACTCGGTAGAGGTTCCGTGCTGCAAGTGTGTTGCTTGGGCCTCGAACGGCTGCAAGCCACGGAGCTTACGGAAAGACAGGCAAACCAGCCATTACACCCGCATGGAGGATTCACAACAATGCTCGTACTATCACGCAAAGTAGAACAAAAAATCTGGATCGGTAATGACATCAGTTTCTCGGTCATTCAGATCAGAGGCGACACGGTAAAAATTGGCATTGATGCACCCAAAGACGTGGCGGTGCATCGCGATGAAGTCAAACAGGCAATCGAGAAAAAACAAAACGCGAACATTAACCCCTCGTAAGCCGCACGCATGAGGGCGGTGCCAGCCGTGCGGGTGTTTAACTCTGCACCTCGCCGTAACGGATCGGGCCACGCGGGCCTGAGCGGCTGGCAAGCGATGGGTTTTACTAACAACTACAGGAGTAAGCAATCATGAGCGAACCAACACACACACCTGGGCCTTGGTCGGCCTTCTCCGATGTGGTGAATAATCACACGAATATCCTTAAAATCGGCAAAACAACAGATTTATTGTTTTACCTCCCAGGGCACGACAAGCATGATCCGAACGTGCGGTTGATTGCAGCCGCACCGGAATTACTTGAGGCACTGGAAAAAGCTGTTGAGTTGTTTGGCGAAAGCGGTAAAGAGTGGGCCGAAACGTCAAAGCATGTAATCGCAAGAGCGAGAGGCAAGCAATCATGAACGAACCGACTGACACCACAATCCGCGTTGAATTATCACGGTATCACGGCGGCCCGCTTGATGGTGGTGTTGAAACCGAAATCGGCAAATCACACCGGCATGAAGTTTGTTGGCCTGTGTACTTGACCGAAGAGCAGTTCCACCCGTTCATGGCCCACGTGTACGGGCGAATTGGTGCCACGGGTCACTACATGTACAAAGGCGTCAGGTCACAAAAGTGACTTGACACGCTGCCGTAAAATACCCCCGTTGATTCAATTAGTCAAAAGGGGTCAGACAATGCACCAATTCAGAATACCGATTCCGCAAAAAGTTTCTTACACCTACCACCATAGCGACAGGGTAGTCCACAGGACTGTTTCTTATTGCCTGAATGAGCGTGATCATTTTGAAATTATCACGGTGCATGAGGAAACAATCGTGCCAAAAGAGAGGAGAAAGTATTGGCTGAAACTGAAACGTTTGACCCCGCTGAGCCATCACAAGGAATGCGAGAGGCACTTGACGCCCGAATCAAATTCGCTGCATCCTTTCGATTTGAACATAATCGCATACCCACGGACGCGGAACTAGATTCCGCTGTGCCCATGCAAGCGGTTAAACTTCGCTGCCGTGATGGCGATGTGATTCAAAAGCGGCTAAATCGTTGTAAAACAAAAAAAGGTGGTGTGATTGGAATCTGCTATGACCCAGAAAAAGGCCGATGGATCGCCTCTATTTCAAGAGGTCGCGGAACTGATGTGGTGGCTCGGTGCCTGACCGCAGTGGAAGCCGCACAACAATATAACAAAGCCGCCAGGCGAATTAGAGGCAAGTTCGCCGTCTATTGCGACTTGGAAGCCGCTGAGCGATTAGACGAGAGGATGTCAGCACTTGACACCTCACGATAAACAGCTTTTTGGCGAGCTAGTAGCCGCGGCCAAGTTTTACCAAATGGCCGCCAGGCAGGTCACAAACTGGCCTGTGACCGAATCAGAATCAAAAGCAATTAACCGGCACAATCTCACGATTGCAATCTGCCACGGGCATGCAATCCAACAAGGTATTTCGAAAGAGGATTATTGTGATAGCAAGGTTTAACGTTTTGGGCCTGAAAGCGGCACTGGCAACAGTTATGCCGGTTGTGCCGAAGAACTCGCCGCAGCCTATATTGCAAGCGGTCAAGTTGGTTTGTTCAGAGTCAGAATCAAAGTTGATTGCAAATAACCTTGACCAGTCAATTTCATATACTGTTGCGGGCGTAACGGTCAGTGAAGCGGGTGAAATTCTGCTTAGCCCTGTTTGGCTTAAAGAGATTCTTGATAAGCTCAAAACCGACACTGAAATTGAAATCAGGTCAAACGAAAATAAGGTCTGCGTAACCGAAAAGTCTGGCAAGTGGAATTTCACAAGCCAAGACCCGGTCAGGTTTCCATCACCGGAAAACCCGACAATTGAGAAGTTGCGCGGTCTCTGTGTGGACATGACCGATCTGCAAAAAGCAATTGACCTAACTATTGTCTGCACAGATCCGGAGTCAACACGATATGCCCTAAGCGGTGTGCTGTTTGAACCTGACCCGATCCGAAAAGAGTTGCGATTGGTTGCAACCGACGGGCGGCGGCTTGTGTTGGCAACTCTTGATAATGCCCAAATCACGCATGAGCTTGACGGTGATATTGCATTTACCACCGTGGTGCCTGCCAAGGCGTTACAGATATTGTCAAAGATTAAAGGCGAAGAATTCTGCGACATTGCAATCACAGGCAAAAACGCTTACTTTCGCACATCGCGGGCCGTGATTTGCACCAGGTTAGTTGAAGGTAGATTTCCACGATATCAGGATGTGATTCCACAAAGCGGCAATACGGTTGTCAGAGCGTTGCCGAAAGAGTTTGCTGAAGCGGTTTCAAAAGCAAACGTATCGACATCAGAAGAGTCGCGAGCGGTGAAAATGTCATTTCAGTCTGATCTAGGTTTATGCAAGCTAACAGCCAGATCAGCAGACGCGGGTGACGCTGTGACAACTTGTGAGGTTGTTACTGAAGGTGATGCGGTTGACATTTCGATTGATCCAAATTACCTGTTGCCAGTCCTGCAAAAGATCACAAGCCCAATTGAAATTCACTTGACTAACAGCAAGTCGGCCATGCTGATCAAGTCGCCAAATTGCGACATGGTTGTCATGCCACTGACACCGGAGGCTTAAAGATGAAATTGCGATGGAGTTCGATTGACGGCACATCATGGCGTGCCATGACTGACAACGGTTTCATTGGCAATGTGGTACTTCTTGACGAAGATAACCAATACTTGGTTGCTATAACCAACAGCGAGATGGATTCAGACTTGTCAGAACCAGAAGTTTACGCGACAGCCAGCAGGCAATCTGCTGAAACTTTGTTACTCGAAAGGGCAGGGTTGCTATGAAGATCATTACCGAGCCAAGCGTATATCTGATTTCATTTCAGACCATTGATGATTTTGAGCTAGAACATTTTGAAGAAGACGAAAACGTCAAATTCAATAAAACCACACTTCTCGACTCACAGAACATCGTCGAACTGGCGGGCCGTGTTTGCTATATGTCATTTGCCAAGCCGCGGCCTGGCGGCAACAAGGCTTACATCGAACACATTTTGGAAGTTGGGCACGGGTCGGTTTTGGAGCATGCCGTGTTTGGCCTGCTGATTACGGGCGTCTCCCGATCATTGACACATGAGTTTATCCGCCATAGGGCAGGGTTCGGGTATTCGCAACTTTCACAGCGGTTTGTGGATGAGTCGGAATGTAACTTCGTTTTGCCGTCCGCAATTGGCGAAGATCCCGAATTGAAAGCTATTTGGCTTGATGCCGTGAAGTCAGATCGGGATACGTATCAGAAACTTGCTGATGGGCTGGCTGCGAAAATGACCGACATCGAAGATAAAACACTCCGCCGGAAGCGTGCCCGTGAAGCGGCAAGATCAGTGTTGCCAAACTGCACCGAAACCAAAATCTTTGTTACTGGTAATGCTCGTGCATGGCGGCATTTTCTTGAATTGCGGGGTTCGATCCATGCCGATGCGGAAATACAACGGTTGGCCTTTGCTGTGCTGAAGAAATTGCAACAGGCCGCACCGCATATCTTTGGTGATTATCGTGTTGAAAATGGTGAAATCACAACCCCTTACCGAAAGGTGTGAATGATGCGGGCACCCAAGCCATGTAAACCGAAAAGTTATATTTCAAGAAATCAACTAAAAACCAAATGTGTCATCTGTAAAAGTGACGCGGAATTGCGTGATTTCCGGTGTAAAACATGTAGCAAGAAATTTGTTGAGGAAATGAAGCCATGAGAACACCTGACAGTGTAGTTATTGCACGGCTCAAAAGCGAGAACGCCAAACTGCGGCAAACATTGACCGAGCGGCCTGACCAGGTGGAAATCCGCAAGTTGATTCGAGAAATCATGTCAATCAAAACCGACCGCGACGCGGCTATCATATTTCGTGAAAGGACAATTGCACAGTTGCGGATTGAAATATCGGCATTAAAGGCCGAGATTGAGGCCATGAAACTTGAGGAGGTGACGGCATGAGTCACGATGTTGTTAACCACCCAAAGCACTACACTCAACACCCAAGCGGCATTGAGTGCATTCAAATTACACGCCATATGAATTTCAACCTTGGGAGTGCATTCAAATACATTTGGAGGTGTGATCTAAAACACGACGCCATCGAAGACCTGCAAAAAGCAATTTGGTATATCAACAATGAAATTGACAGGAGGTCAAACAATGGCAAAAGTCATCGGGATTGATCCAGGCTTATCGGGTGGTATTGCTGTAATTGATAACGGCCATGTAATCGCAATCCATAAGATGCCGGTTGTGAAATCAGGCTCAAAAAGGGAGATTGATCCATATATCTTCACTGATATATTAAAGCAATACGACGGACATTTCGTTGCCACGATTGAAAAGGTTCACGCCATGCCGGGCCAAGGCGTAACATCCATGTTTAATTTCGGTATGGGTTTTGGAACTCTTAAAGGTGCATTGGCTGCCCTTTCAATTCCGATACTGTTTGCAACACCACAGGCATGGCAGAAAGGGCTTTTTAGTGGTATTGACGCAAAGCTAGGCAAGAAGCGGTCAATTGTATATTGCAAAAGTCGATGGCCTAATGTCGGTAAATGGACAGACGGCACGGCTGATGCGGCGTGTATCGCCTTGTACGGCTTAAATCAACTGTGCAGTAAATAAAATTTTCTACTCATTACGCTGCAAGGGATTGCGGCGTTTTTTGTTGTCGCAACTGTGAAAAAAACGCCAATATATATATAGAGGGACAACAAAAAAATGATTATCACCACCAGAAACGAAAAGGTTATACTTAGCAACGGCAAAAAAACACATTTAGATGTTCAAACCGTTCGCAAGACAATTGCCTTTTTGCTGAAAGAAATGAATGTCCCCGCCAGGCTAGCTAGCCAGGTGTTAGGGGTGCACCGAAATACATACTATTCATTGACTTCTGCCAAACCTAAACCCAAATCGCCTGAACCTCTAGCAGTGATTTTTGGGTCAGGTGAGTGGACACCAGAATGTCAAGATCAGGACATGGCTACTTGCAATCGCTGCGGTGGTGACAATAGTGTAATTCGGGCGGGATCTCGCTTGTATTGTGCTGCATGCCACAGGACGGGCTTTGAAAAGCGGCTTGAAAACGAGCGGATTGACGACATTTTCGAACAAGCCGTGGCGGCTGAAGTTGAAGCCCAAGAGCGGAAAGCCACCCTTGCACAGCGGCGAAAGAATCGCAAGAAATGAGCGATATCATAGGGCCTATGGGCTCTTCTGTGCCTCATAAGGGACGCGACAAGAATGCCCGCCTGCTGGTCAGGATGATACGCATGGGCTGGCTGCCGCCTGATGATCGGCTTGAAGAGGTGCGGCAATCGCTTGAGGATGTGGCGATCCATAGCCTTGACGACCGTGCCAAGGTCTCAGCGGCCCGCGTGCTGTTAGACGCCGAAATTGAGGCGACACGGCAAGCCGCCGAAAATGTTATTGACATTACAGCAGACACCATTGAAATCGAAGAACCTACAGAACCGGAGCCTGATCCAGCCCCGATTCATCGACTTCCTTCAGCGGGCAACACCGGCTCATAGCTGGTTCCCGCCTCATCTGCTGCATTGCCGCCGTAAACTTGACGCGGTCTCGTGCGGGCAGATCAAGCGGTTGATGTTGTTCCTGCCACCACGGCACGGCAAGAGCGAGCAGGCAACAATACACTATCCCGCCTATCGGCTCCTGAGAGATCAGTCACTTAGGGTGATCGTCGGAGCTTACAATCATAGCTTGGCCTGCAACTTTTCACGCCAGACACGCCGGTTGGTCAAACAGGCCGGTTTCCAGTTCGCATCTGACACCAACAAGCAAAACCAGTGGGCAAGTGTTCACGGTGGCGGGCTGTATGCCATCGGCGTTGGCTCAGGTGTAACGGGTTGGGGTGCAGATATGATCGTGGTCGATGATCCGGTCAAATCACGAGCAGAAGCGGAATCACCCGCCTATCGGCAGCGTGTTTTAGACTGGTATCAAAACGACCTTTACACGCGACTTCACCCAGGTGCACCGATCATTCTGATTATGACGCGGTGGCATAGCCTCGACCTTGCCGGTCAGTTGCTCGAAGATGCGAAAAACGGCGGTGAGCAGTGGGATGTGGTGAGCCTGCCCGCAATCGCTGAACAAAACGACACGCTAGGCCGTCAAGCGGGCGAACCGCTTTGGCCAGACCGTTATAACGCTGAGGACTTTGAGCGGATTAAGCGGGCTATCGGTTCTTATGCTTTCTCAGCCTTATATCAGCAAACACCCACGCCGCGCGATGGCGGTTTCTTCCGGCCTGAGTGGTTGCCGATTGCGGAGCCTGCCGAAACAGACGGTATTTCGTGCCGTGCTTACGACACAGCGGCAACGCCGGGCGGTGGTGACTTCACGGCGGGCGTCAGGATCACAAGATCAGGCGATAAATACATTGTGACGCACGTTTCACGCGGGCAATGGTCGCCAGCCCAACGGCGGGCCGTGCAACGCCAGACCGCTGAAACAGACGGCAAGAACACAATTATCCACCTAGCCCAAGACCCTGGTGCAGCCGGTGTTGATCAGGTGCAAAGTGATATCAATAACCTGATGGGCTTTCCGGTCACGCATGGGCGGCCAACAGGCTCCAAAGAAGTGCGGGCTATGCCATTTGCCGCCGCTTGTGAAGCGGGCCTTGTGAGCCTTCAGCGGGGCGAATGGAACAGAGCATTTATCGACGAACTTTGCGGCTTCCCGACCGGCAAGCATGATGACCAGGTCGACGCCGCCTCCGATGCGTTCAACTATCTTTCGAAACAACAACCATTCCGGTGGGCCTAATGGCACGATTCCCCTTTAATCTGTTCAGCAAGTCGATTCCAGCCGCCTCCGTGCCTACCACGGAGCAGCTTGAGGCATCGGCATGGACTGTGGACGTGATCAACGGCCTGTCTGAAGAGTACGCCACCCTTGCCAAGCCCTACACCGAAAACCCCGTTGTGCGTGCTGCTGTTGAGGCGATGCGACGCAACGCGGGCAAGGCGGTGTTGCAAGTTGGTTACTATGACGAGGATGGCGGCTTTGAATGCATTGATCACCCGTTGGTGACGATGTGGTCAAACCCTACCATAGGCGAGTCTGACTTATCCCTTATAGAACACCTGTACACCGGACTGCTTGAAGACGGCAACGGCTTGGCGGTGCTGGTCACAGATCAGGACAACACCACGGGCGGCACGGTTCGTGAGCTTCAGCCTGTGCCCTATTCATGGTTGCAAAACCCGCCGACAACGGTACTAGGCAACAGCTTGACCGAGATTGTGAGCTATCACTTTCGGGGTTGGGACTGGGGCCGCGGTTGGGATTTTGAAGTGCCCGCCGAGCGTGTCGCACATATTAAGACAGGCAGGTCACAAATCAGCTGGGTGTTTGGCCGGTCACCATTGGAGTCAGTACGGGCTGAACTGGCGTTAATCAAGCTGGTTTCGATCTACGAGACCACGATCCTGAGCCGTGCCGGTGTGCCAAGTTGGCTGGTGAGTTTGACGGGTGCCGCGTCAAGCGCATTGTCAGCCGACCAGCTGAATAAGCTCAAATACGACTTGAAAAACAGTGTTAGCGGCAAGCGTGTCACATCGCCTTTGATCTTTCCCGGTGGCGAAATGAAAATCGACACGCCGGGATTCAGCCCGAAAGATTTGTCGGTGCAAGAGCTTGCCGAAATGGCCGTGGCCCGAGTTTGCGGCGTGCTGGGCTGGGCACCAATGAGCCTCAAGCAACCGGACACGGGCAAAACCTACAGTAACCTGGTTGAAGCCAATAAGGCCAGTTTCCGTGACGCCGTGATTCCATTCTTGGAACTGGTGGCGGCACAGCTTACGCAGGCTGTGCGAACCTTGCCGTTTGGCTATGGTGACTTGTTGGCAAGGCCAGATGCAAACCTGTCGGTTCGATTCAACCTTGACCAGATCGAAGAACTGGCAATTGACCAGAAGGCCATCGCAGACCGTGTAATCGGTCTTGTCAATGCGGGCATCATCTCGATCAACGAAGCTCGTGCCGATCTTGGGATGGAAGAGCAGGAAGAACTCGACACGCCCGCGGAACAGGCTGAGGACATGACCGAACAGCCACGGGACGAAATGCCTGGTGAAAGTGAGGATCTGTAACAATCATGCCAGCTGCACAATACAACATAACCGACTTGGAGCAGGGCGTTGACTGGTCGCTGTATCTGACTTTTCAGGAGTCAGACGAGACGCCCACCAGCCTTGCCAACTGCACAATCAAGATGGCTATTGCCGCCAATTACACGGCCAACCCCGTTGCCAATCTCTCGACCTCAACAGGCGGGATTGTGATCACTAACGCGGCTAACGGCACGGCAACAGTGAGTTTGACAGCCGCACAAACATCGAATATCACCGCCGGAAATTACTTGTACGACCTGAAACTGATCAACGCATCAGGCGTCACGGATCGTGAGCTACAGGGCGGCGTGCTGATCACGCCACAGGTGACAAGATGAGCCAAAGTCTGATTATCCGCAAAGGCACAGGCAATAGCCTGACTGTCACCCGCAATGGTGCGACGGCGGGCGGGTCTTATACCTTGCTACCTGCAACGGCAAGCACATTGGGCGGTGTCAAGATCGGCTCAGGTGTTGCCGTTGACGGCACAGGCTTGATCACGGTCACAGCGGCTGGCATTGGCTTAGGTTCGGCCGATAACACCAGCGACCTTAATAAGCCCATCAGCACGGCCACACAGGCCGCTTTGGACGGCAAGGCGGCAATTACACACACACACGCCATAAACGACGTGACGGGCCTGCAAACGGCCTTAGACGGCAAGCAAGCGAGCGGTAGTTATGTTTTGACCTCTGACAGCCGGTTAAGCGACGCACGCACGCCGCTAGCTCATAATCAGGCATGGTCAACCATCACAGCGACGCCGACCACGTTGGCGGGATACGGCATCACGGACGGGTACAGTTCAAGCAACCCGTCGGGGTATATTACCGCATCGGCATTAACTGGCTATCTGACCACAGCAACAGCGGCGGCAACCTATGCCACAATTGCAAGCCTGACAGGCTATCTGACCACAGCAACAGCATCCACAACCTACACGCCACAAACTCGCACAATATCAGCAGGCACAGGGCTATCAGGTGGTGGCGATCTAACGGCCAATCGCACTTTGAGCCTTGCGGCAAGCGGTGTTACGGCTGGTACATATGGCAGCGGCTCGATTATCCCGAAGATCACAATTGACACCTACGGACGAATTACGGCGGTTCAAAACGATACCGTTTACCCTGATTGGAACAACATATCAAGCAAGCCAATCGACAGTTCCACCGGCACAGCAGTCTTCTCGATGGCCGCAAACCTTGCCGATTATGAGCTGATCAGGGCTAAGTTAAAGGATTACTCTGAAACACGGGCAACGCCTGCAATCTCAGCCGGAACGCTGACCTTGAACCTCGAAACGGGTAACTTCTTTGCGGTGAGCCTCAATGCAAACGTGTCAACGGCAATTGTAATCACCAACCCGCCCGCCACCGGCTCAGTCGGCTCGTTTACGCTTGAGCTTACCGCAACGGGAGCGGCTTACACAATAAACTGGGGGTCAATCAAATGGCCTGGTGGTACTGCCCCAACGCTCACATCAGCATCAGGCAAGCGTGATATTTTTGTGTTTTATACCACCGACGGCGGCACGAACTGGTACGGACTCATCGGAGGCCAAAACCTGTGATTGCTGACCGTATTCGATCAATTCAAGCTGTTTCCGGCGGCGGTGGTGGTGGTGGGTTTGATCCATCGCAACTGTCAGGTCTCAAGCTGTGGCTTAAAGCTGACACAGGTGTCACTGTTGACGGTTCTGGCAATGTGTCGAGTTGGGCTGATCAGAGTGGTAACGGCAATACGGCCTATCAGACGGATGCGGCCAAATATCCTGTATTATCCGCAACTTATGCGGTCAATGGCGTGCCTGCGGTGGTTGCTCAAAACGATCAGTTTTTGCAACTCACGCAAAACCTTGCTGGGCAGCATAGCACAACGCCATTCACGATGATCTGGGTTGGCACAAAAACCAATTCAACAGCAGGCACAACGGTTGCTGAGGCTCTTACGAGTTCCGGCGGAATTCGGTATCTTGCGACCACGACAAGTTTTCAAGCCTTTTTAGGCAACGTGGCCGCTATAAACTACGGTGTCGGTAAAGGTCTTTTGAACCCTAACGCACACTTTGCCCGAATGGACTACCCAAATTATAAGGTGGAATGTACTCAAGGCTCAAGCGTTGTACAAAATGTAAGTTACAATGGAGTTGCCAATTTCGCCCGCCTGTTTATCGGCCCAACTTACAACCTGACAAATCCCGGCTATGCCCTGAACGAAGTAATGTTGCTCGACCGCTCGATAAACGATGCGGAACTTGCAGACATCAAGGCTTATATTAAGACGCGTTACAATCTGTACACTTCGGACTCCCTCATCCTCAACATGCAGGGCACGCCGGGCGGCACGACATTTACGGACGAATCGCCTAACGCCCTGACCGTCACGCCTTATGGCGACGCTGTGCTAGTGTCAGATGCAACTTACGGCACGGTGGCGAGCTTTGACGGGGCGGGGGATTATTTGAGTTTGGCGGGTAATTCTTCGTTTCAGTTTGGTACGGGGGATTATACAGTTGAGACGTGGGTTTATATTAATGCAAACGCAAGTGCCCAACAAACAATCGTTGACACAAGGGGTGCAGCATCCGCAAGCCCAATTACGTTTGGCCTGTATCAGTCGTCATTGATGCTTTACGATGGCGGTGTCAGGCAGACGTCTGGGATCACTCTTACTGAAAATCAGTGGTATCATTTTGCAGCAAGTCGATCTAATGGCGTTTTGAAACTTTTTGTAAATGGGACAAGTTATTATTCTGCGTCAAACACTGTTAACATTTCAACAGGTGCTAACTCAATTTACTTGGCTAGAGGTTTTGATAGTTCTGGTTTCTACTTTAACGGCCTCATTGGCCCTCTCCGCATCGCAAAGAAAGCCTACTACACCGCTAATTTCACCCCACCCACCGGCCTTTTTCCAACGTCATAAAAAATGCAATACTGCTACATCCAAAACGACACGATTGGCCGCCCGCAAGCCTTGCCGAGGAATTGGCAGAATATCAGCAACTTTCATTTGCTGGACGAGGCTATCATTGTGTCCTATGGCTGGGTCCCGTGCTATACAAGTGAAAAACCGGCGTTTGACCCATCGACGCATAAACTTGCGGAATCGCTCACATTAGGCAACGCGGAGGTTGTGCAAAGCTGGTCGGTTGAGACTCTCACACCAGAAGAGCAATTGCAATATTTGCGAAACATCCGGCCGCAATTTAAGCAGTATCTTGATGATCACATGAATAGTGAAGTTGCATTTCGCGACTATGATAACATCACGACAGCATGCACGTGGAAAGATGCAACCGATCCGCAATGGGCTGCTGAAAGTCAACAGGCCGCAGCGTTTCGCGAGCAATGCTTTAAGGTGTCCTACGCCATTGAAACCGCCGTTGTGACAGGCCAACAAGCTGTACCAACTCGCGAGCAATATATCGCACAACTGCCAACGCTTGGATGGGCACCGCCTGCACCACCGGATAACGGGAACATGCCGCTATCATGAACATGATGCAATCTGGCACAAATTTCATCTTGCTGATCACGGCGGCAATTACGTTGCTGCTGTATGATCTCAAGCTGTTTCTTAAGGGTAAAATCACCATATCCGAAACGATTTGGGGTGTAAATCAGCGGACAATTTGGTTAGCTTACATTGCAGGTTTGATTTGTGGTCATTTGTTCACGGTTCCTGGGTGATGTAAGATGAAGAATGTTGAAACCCTGAAACCTTACGAGCTGATAGAAGAGTTGGAAAAATGGGCAGGTTGTTACAGCGATGCGAAGGATAACTATGACGCAAGACTGTTGAAAAGGGCGGCAGTTGTAATTGAAGACCTGTTGGATGAAATCAGTCGAGGGGTTGACAACGATTGTACCGATGTGACCGAAACCTGTTTCGGGAACATCCAGACAAAAGAAGGTTAAATGATTACGCTCATAGCTCTTATCACATGCGCTTTACTTGACCCGTTTGACGCTCAGGTTGTCAGTGTCCACGATGGCGACACGATCACGGTCAGAACCACGGAAACAAGCAAGATCAGGCTTTACGGGATCGACGCGCCGGAGTTGAAACAGCCGCACGGTCAAGCCTCCAAACATGCTTTGAGCGAAATAACATTTGGCAAGTCGGTGCATATCACGCCGATGTCAAAAGACCGCTATGGCCGCATTGTTGCCAAGGTTGAAGCGGACGGCGTTGATGTGAATCGCGTGATGGTCGAGCAAGGGGCGGCTTGGTGGTATGAGCAATACGCCAAATACGACATGCCGCTGTCAAATGCACAATCTAAAGCGCAGGCCGAAAAGCGTGGCTTGTGGGCTGATCCAGAACAAATTGCACCTTGGGAATTTCGACGAAGGAGGGTGGCAAAGTGAGCGAAGAGGAACTCAACAGCAGTCTGGCGATTCAAGGTTATCTCAATTTCAGTGAATTGCAATCGGCACTCTTACGCGGCCTTGGTGCCCAGTCGTTTGTCGCTTTGGCAATTGCAATCGGTTTGGCGTTGCTTGATTCTGTCAACCTGATCTACACCGGCCCGCAAGCCGCTTTGATTGTTTGGCTTGCAAGCTCGATTGCCGGTTACCTGCGTGGCATGAAGACGGCCAAAACGCTGTTTGCGTCGGGTGTGCCGATTGACTTGGAAGTCGAAGAAGAAGAAGTTAACGACCAATGATACCCGCGTTTTTGATCAAGATATTCACGCCGTTTATTGTCGAAATTATCCGTGAAATGCTTGAACGGATGGCACGCGGTGAAGCGGTTGCCGTGAACGACACAACGGTTTCTTTGGCATTAGCCGCACGTGGCAAGCAAATCAACCAGGCTATCGAGTCAACCCCTCAGTGACCAAACGTAAAACACCGCACCCACGTGCCAGAAACACGCTAGGCAGGCCATACAGGACAAAACGCAATGCAATTACCGGAGGACACAATCTTGAATCCAAACATGGGTTGGATGATCGCACCTCTGGCGGTTGCAACCGACCAAGTGGCACAACGGGCGGCAATCGACCCGTCGATTCCGGAATTGATGTACGGGATAGCAGCGGTGTTATATGCAATCGCAGCTATCCGCAGATCGACCCTCGAGCGGACATTAAGCCGATCGAAATCGACTTCGGTGGATTTGGCGAAATCGACACAGAAGTCGCCTGACGACACGATTGATATTCGTTAGTACACCTTAGGACGCCACGGACGGCACTCTTATTACTCAGTCCCGGAAAGGTCAGGTGATCATTGCAGGCGGTCGAATTCGCATCCATGATTGGCGGCATTCTGCTAGCGTTGCTGATCTGTCATTTCATCATCGAAGGGCGGCTTGACTGTGATTCTTAACCTACTCGCAACGCTGCTCCTGAGCCAAACGCCGGGCATTCCTGCCTATAGCATCCCACCATCTCAAGAGCGAGTCATCGTCTTTAGTGATCGTGGGCGGGTGTACATTGTCGGAATCGAGTCAAATTCGGTCAAATACCTTGATGACACCACGCCACCGACACCCACGCCACCCATGCCTGTCAATAACCTGACAGGTCAAGCCAAAGCGTTTTACGACCTTGTGGCTAGTGCTGTACCAGATCAGGCCAACCGGCAACTGGGTGCCAAAGGATTAATAGACGCCATTGACGCGGCTGTCGCTCAGATTGGTGGGTTAGGGTTGTCGCTTGAACAATCTGTGACCACCTTGGCAAGCTACTCAGCCAACAACGCGGTTAATCGGTTTTGGGCGGGTGTCAAGATGGGTGATTTCTTGGATTCGCAGCAAGTCACGACAGTTGAGCAGTTGACGGCCACATTGGCACAGATCCGCAAAGCATGCGAGGTGCTGGCTAAATGAGCCAATTCGACGCCCTAAACTTTGGCTTTGGCTGGATCGAAGATCATGCCGAAGTGCAGCGGATTTGCTTTGAAAATGACATCAAAACATTCAGCGAAGTTGCACCCGCGTGCATGCAGGCCGCACCCACAGACGGGCCGATATGTCTAACACGCTACATGGACAAACTTTGGGGCGTGTCTGAATGGGTCTATAACCAAGGCTCGTGCGGCTCATGCGTTGCCAATGGTGCCGGTCTAGCGGCTGAAATCTTAGTCGCGATGGACACGGTTGACAATGGTGCTGATAGCCCCGGCAGGCTTGACTGCATGTCAATCTATTGGGGCAGCCGTGTTGAGATCGGCGGCGGCAGGCTTTGGGGTCAAGGTTCGGTCGGTGTCTGGGCGGCCCAATGGTTGCAAAAATACGGCGTTCTACCTGCAAAGAAATACAGTTCTGTAGATCTGTCCATCTATTCCGCATCGCTCTGCTGCTCTAATTACGCCAGCCGCGGCGTGCCTGATGACCTTGAACCGATAGCACGCCTGCATCCCGTGGCAAGTTATGCGGCTGTGACGAATTGGGATGAGCTGGTGGCGGCCATTTCCGGCGGCTATCCGGTAACTGTGGCAAGCAACCAAGGTTTCACTTACAAACGCGACAGTAACGGATTTGCCAAGCCATCAGGCCGATGGCCGCACCAAATGTGCTTTGTTGGGATCGACCTCAAAGACCAATCAGCAATCTGCCAGAACAGTTGGGGCAAGTCTTGGATCTCAGGCCCGAAACCTGAATGGATGCCCGAAGGCTCGTTCAAGGTGGACAGACAGACAGTCAACCGCATGCTTGGACAAGGTGATTCATGGGCTTTAAGCAACCTGACAGGCTGGCCACGGAAGCGACTCAACTGGTCGGTGTTGAATTGGTGAGACTGACGGCGGTTTTGTTTGCACTGGTTACTCTCTTTTTTTGGGGGCTGGCATGTCTGATAGCCAAGATAATGACGAGCTTGAACCAACGGATGAAGAGCTTGCCGCAGTCGAAAAAGAACTTGCAGAGATGCACGCGGGCGAAAAACCAGTCATCTCCATTGACGGCGCATTCGCCATGTATGAACTGCACAGCGACCGCATCCGGTTGCTATCGGCTGTGATCCAGTCTTGGGCAGACTTTCCGCAACTTGCTCATGTCCGCGAGATTGTCGAACACGAGTTAAAACTGACATTGGCACAGTCTGAGCCTTACAAACTGGCCTGCTTGGCGGCCTCTCGATCGGCATATGAGGGCGAAGCCGTTGCAGGCTAATAAACCGCCGATAGTTACAGCTCTAGCCTTGGTGATCGCAACCGGAGCAATTTTAGCGGTTCCCTATTGGGTCTGCTATTTGCTTGGATGGTGCAATCTTGCAACCGTTGCAGTTGCAACTGCATTAAATTCCTTTGCTCTTTTCAGGAAGATCGCAAATGAGGGCTAAAGCGTTGCAAGCTCACAAGGCTTTTGCCACCGTCGAACAACCCAGCCGACAGTGTACGGTTGTTCGCATTGAAGTGCCAAACAAAACATCGTGGGAAGGTTGGATTCTGCTGAGATCCGATGCACACCACGATAATGCCAAATGCGACCGTGCATTGGAAAAGCGGCACCTTGACGAGGCCGTGGCACGCAATGCCCTGATCTTTGACTGTGGTGACTTGTTTTGTGCCATGCAAGGCAAGTTTGACCCGCGTTCCAGCCGATCCGCAATAGCACCCGAACAGCAGGGCCGAAATGACTATCTCAATGTCCTACTCGACGAAGCCACGAAGTTTTATTCGCCCTATAAAAACCACTTCGCCACACTTTCACCTGGCAACCATGAAACCAACATTCTGAACCGCTGCGGCATTGACCTGACCGCGTTTTTGGCCGAAAGGCTGGAAGCGGCGGCAATGAGTTACGCGGGCTTTATTCGATTGCAGTTTAGCCGCCAAGGTGCAGGGTGGAAGGAAAGTAAGATCATTGCCTACCACCACGGGCATGGCGTGGGCGGGCCTGTGACGCGGGGCGTTATCGGTACAGCACGCCGGGCCGTGATCTGGCCTGATGCAGATGTGATCTGGTCAGGCCATACCCACGAATCATGGACGGTGGTTGTACCACAGCAAAAGCTAAACGCTCAAAACCGCATCACACGCCGCGACACCCTGCACATCAGCACGCCGGGTTATAAAGACGAACACTCAATCATGGACGGTTGGGTAATCGAAAAAGGCTTAAATCCCAAGCCGCTTGGGGCAACATGGCTCAGGCTGATCGTGCATAACGACAAGATTCGCATCGAAGCCCAACAGGCATTAGCCTAAAAACGGCAATCAAACCCGATTTTACATCAGTAAAACAACCAAATTGACACCAAAACGCCCCAAAAAACCGAACCGCAACCGGCTTTTATCCAAAATGCCGGACGGTGTGGAACTGTACACCATCGCACGCGATGTGTTGAAGTCGCTTGCAAAACAGCAGATTGCAAGCTGGTATCCCGACCTTCTACCCAAAAAGAAGGAACTGGAGCCGCTTGACCCGACATCCGCATCATTGATCATGGCCAGCCGGTTCATTCCATACATCACAAGCTACATCGAAGACGGCGGCAAGGTTGCCGTTGCTGAGATCGGTCAACAGCTTGCCGATGAT